TGAAAGAGATACTTTATATGAAAACAAAGTAAACCCAATCGCTTCTTTCCCTGGACAAGGTATCGTAGCATTCGGACAAAAAACATTACAAGATAAGGCTTCAGCATTAGATAGAATCAATGTAAGAAGATTATTAATTGTATTGAAGAAGTTTATCGCATCTACATCTCGTTATTTAGTATTCGAACAAAATACTGCAACAACTAGACAAAGATTCTTAAACACTGTTAATCCATACTTAGAGGCTGTACAGCAAAGACAAGGTTTGTACGCATTCAAAGTTGTAATGGATGAAAGTAACAATACACCGGATGTGATTGATAGAAACATATTGGCTGGACAAATTTTCTTACAACCTGCTAAGACGGCGGAATTTATCGTAATAGATTTCAACATCTTACCAACTGGAGCAAGTTTCTCAGCATAATATGAAAATAAACAAAATTAATATTTATTAATACAAATAAAAGGAATACAAAATGGCAGAAATATTAGAATTCGATAAAATGTTCTATACGAACTTCGAACCAAAGATGAAGAATCGCTATGTAATGGAAATTGATGGCATTCAGTCTTACTTAGTTAAAGCAGCAGCTAGACCTACAATTCAATTTGAGGTAATAACTTTAGACCATATCAACGTAAAAAGAAAGTTGAAAGGTAAAGGTGAATGGCAAGATATAACAATCACATTGTTTGACCCAATTGTACCTTCTGGGGCACAATCGGTAATGGAGTGGATTCGTTTATCACATGAATCTATCACTGGTAGAGATGGATATGCAGATTTCTATAAAAAAGATTTAGATTTCTATATGTTAGGACCAGTTGGTGATAAGATTGAGCAGTGGAAAATTAAAGGAGCATTCATCTCCCAAGCAAACTTCGGAGATGTATCATTCGATTCTAACGAACCTGCAACAATTGAATTAACATTATCTTACGATTACGCAATTCTTGAATTCTAATCTAAGACTAATAATAAAATTAAAGGGATATCATTCAGTTGGTATCCCTTTTTTATTTCCAATTTTTTAAAATCTATGTATTTATATATACAAACTTAAAAACAATTAATGTTATGGCAGAAATGGCAAATGTGGAAAATTTACAATCACAACCTGTAAGTGCACCACCAAAAAGAGAATTTGAATTCCCAACGGAAACAATTGAATTACCTTCTCAAGGATTAGTTTATCCTGAAGGACACCCACTAAGAAAAGGTAGTGTAGAATTAAAATATATGACAGCTAGAGAGGAAGATATCCTTGCATCTCAAAACCTTATCAAAAAAGGAGTTGTTTTGGATAGATTATTTGAATCGGTTGTTGTTGAGCCAGGTATAAATTGTGAAGATATTTATACTGGAGATAAAAACGCAATTCTTTTAGCAACTCGTATTTTAGGATATGGAGCTGACTATGCAGTTGAAATTACTGACCCTTTTAGTGGAGAAAAACAAGAAGTAACTATTGATTTATCTGCAATCCAAACCAAAGAAGTTGATTTTTCTAAATTAAATAGTAAAAATAGATATGAATTTACACTACCTTCAAATGGTAAAAACATTGAATTTAAATTATTAACGCATAAAGATGAAGTTGATATTGCAAAAGAAATTCAAGCACTAGAAAGATTAAATAAAAATTCAGCATTAGCATCCGATGTTACAACTAGATTTAGATATATGATTACTGCGGTTGATGGTAATTCTGATAGAGGTTTCATCAATAGATGGGTACAAAATAATTTCTTAGCTAGAGATACAAAAGCATTTAGAACATATGTTAAGGATATTAGTCCTGATATGGATATGAGATTTGTATTTACATCAGAAATAACAGGTGAATCGGAGGCGCTAGATATCCCATTTGGGATAAACTTTTTTTACCCTACCAACTAATTACAAAGTACAACTCCATACTCAAATTTGGGAAATGGTACATTATGGTAATGGGTTTACTTGGTCTGATGTTTATTTTATGCCAATACATCTTAGAAACTTTTATTTTAAACAATTAGTTGATTTTAAGAAAAAAGAAGCAGAGGAGAATAAAAAAGCACAATCAAAAGCAAGAATACCAAAAGTGAGGACACGATAATCCTCACTTTTTTATTATACAATATTTATACAATATAAATGTGAATTACCATGTCAACTAACAAAAAACAAATAAAAGAAGGTATATTTGATGCTGCAGATAGATTTGTAGCTAACTTCTTTGATAACTTAAGTAAAGGAGCAGCTGATACTATTATAAAGAAGGCTGAAAAAGCAAAATTACCTCCTGATGCAATCGCACATATGAAGAAGATGGAAAAGGATGCAATTGAATTTAGAAAATTCATGAAAGATTTGTAAATCAATTATAAGTGGCAGATAGCATATTACAATTTAATGATGATTCTACTAAAAATGTATCCGATAGAATACGTTTGATGAAAGAAGCTGTCAAAATAGCAAGACAGCAAGAAACACTCACGGATGCAGAATTAGCAAAATTAAGACAAATTGAAGCGTTAGAAGTAAAACTTTTGAATTATCAAAAGAAAAAATTAGAAAACGCAAGAACCTACGATAAAAAACAATTATCGATGGTGGCATCATCTGCCGGAGAATTAGCAAATTTAGAATCAATAAGTGATATTTACAGAAACTTAACTAGTGCACAATCACTAAGTTTGAGAATGGGAACTTTATCTTTAAAGTCCTCACTAGCTGCTGAAAATGCAGATGCATCCAAATATGAATTGGTAGAAGGTATATTAGGTGAAACGGCTAAATTAAATAACTTACAACAAAAGTTGGCAGAAACCGGCCCAGAAGATGTAGAGGCACAAAAATCTATAAGAGCTCAATATGATGCACAAGTTGATGCAATTAGACAGCGTGTGGCTGAAGCAAGGGCTAGTGGAGATTTAACTGCTGACCAGGTAACACATTTTGATAAAATAATAGAGAGACAGGCTAAAAATTTAAGTATAGCAGAGCAATATGCAACAGTTAGTAGTAAATCTAAAGAAATAGTACAAGGACAGATTGATGCATATAAAGCAGTTGAAAAAACCATAAGAGGTATTATTGGAACTGCTAAACTATTGTTTAGTAGTTGGAGAGGATTTGTGGGAGGTACACTTATAGCTGCTGGTATGGCTGCTGAAAAATTAGGAGCAACTGTTAGAGCAATGGGTGGCTATATGGGAGGGGTTACATTTTCAACCACAGCATTGGGATTGGTATTTAAGGATGCACAGGGTGTTGCTGAAGGATTAAATGCTGAGTTGGGTGGTATGAGTGATGTAACATTCCAAACTCAACTCAATACCAACTTAATGGCTACTAATATGGGTATTAGTGGACAGGAAGCAGCTTCATTGACTGGTAACTTTGCTAGATTGAATGGCAACTCTACATCAATAGCCGCTGATATGGCTGAGAGTACAAAGCAATTAGCAAAATCAAAGGGAGTAATGCCATCCGCTGTAATGAAAGATGTTGCTAAATCATCAAAAGCATTTGCTGAATATGGTAAAGATGGTGGAAAAAATATAGCTGAAGCAGCTGTTGCGGCAGCAAGGTTAGGCGTTAATATGGATAGTCTTACCAAAGTTGCAGACCATTTATTAGATTTTGAATCATCTATCACAGATGAATTAGAATTAGGCGCAATGTTGGGAAGAAATATAAATCTTAACAATGCTAGAGATTTAGCATATAGAGGACAGATTGGAGCAGCTGTAAAAGACGCATTACATCAATTAGGTGGTATTGATGCATATAATAAAATGGATGTTTTTCAAAAACGTCAAGCAGCAAAAGCATTAGGATTATCAACGGAAGAACTTGACAAAATGGTTAAGAATCAGGATAAACTTAATGATGATGGTACGTTGCAACTTACTACATTTGAGAGTTGGTCACAATCATTAACAGCATTTGCAACCGGCCCACTTGGTAGTGTATTGAAAACAATGGGTGGTTTAGTTTTATCTGGTGCACAATTTGGTGGAGCTCTTGCACAAATGGGATTCAATATTGGAGGAATGGTTAAAGGTACGTTCCAAATGCTTGGTAATTTTGCTAAAATGGCAGTAACTAAAGTGGCTGGGATGTTTGGTAAAAAGATATCATTTGGAGCTGGTAAAGGTCCTGAATTACCTGATACTAATAAAATAGCAGATGGGTCTGATAAAATGTCAAAAGGAAAAGGTGGAATAGGTGATAAGTTAAAAGACCTTGCTAAAGGATTAAAAGAGATGGGTAGTGGTAAAGTACTATTCGGAGCATTGAATTTAATACCAACTGGATTGGGATTTTTGGGAATGATACCTGGCTTACCAACTCTTTGGTTATTATCTAAAATGGATGTTAGTGGTGTTGGTAAAGGTTTGGGTGAGTTAGCAAAGGGGTTGAAAAAAATGGGTGATGGTAAAGTATTATTCGGAGCATTATCATTATCATTAGCTGGTTTGGCATTTACGGTAATGACTCTTGGTGTCATTGGTATGGCTGCAGTTGCATTATTGGGAATTCCTACTGGTGTTGCATTAACTGCATTGGGTAAAGGATTTAAATCATTTGGTGATAATGCACTTAAAGGTGTATTGGTGTTTGGATTACTTGCTGGTGTAATTGGATTAGCAGCATTATCGTTTCAGCAATTTGCTGGGGTTGATTGGACAGCTGTAATATATGGCGGTATTGCACTAGCTGCATTTGCATTGGGTGCATTTGCAATTAGTAAGGTAGCAAATGATATAATAAAAGGTTCAATAGCTATCGCTATATTAGGAATTGCATTGATTCCATTTACATACGCTATGAGTTTATTAGCAGGATTAAGTATGGAATCAGTTGCAGCAGCTGCAGTTGGATTGGTATTATTTGCTGGAGCTGTATTTGCTTTAGGTGCAATAATGTTTAGTGGAGTTGGTGCACTGGTATTTGGTGCCGGTATATTAGCATTAATTGCGTTGGGTGGTGCATTGATGATATTGGGTGTTGGTATTAGTGTGCTGGCTGGTGGTATGACAGCATTAAATGGTGTGTTGGGCCCGATAGCTACTAGTATATCTACAATTATGACATCATTGGGTGGTATACTTGGAATGATAGGACCTATTGCACTTTTATCAATGGCTCTATTTGGGTTGGGGGCATCTATGATATTCTTAGGTTCTGCTGGACTTATAGCACTTCCTGGTATAACTGCATTAGCGGCAATACAAACAATAACAGTTGGGTTGGCAAGTATATTAGGATTGGATGCTGGTGGAGCTGGTAAGGATGGTAAGGATGCAAAAATGGATGAATTGATAAACGAAATAAAAGGATTAAGAGCAGATATGAACGCGGGTAAAATACAAGTACATATGGATGGGCAGAAGGTTACATCTAGTGTATCTAAAGTTGTTGATAGATTAACTGGAAATTCATATAAACAAGCATAATGGGTAAATCACTAAAAGAATTATTTCAGACTAAGCAATTTGCAGATGGTAAAACATTAGCACAAAAGTATGATATCCGTAATAGTAAAGATGCGGAAATATCTACTGCAGCAGGTGGGTTGGGTTTGCCATTTAAAGCAGCAACTAAAGTAAGAAGAGCGTTTTCTCAAACCAAAGGAGAAACATTTATTGAAGAAGAAGTAACTGGATTAAGAATACTAAACACATTATCTGCGCCTATCACATATGGTACTGACCTTATACGTTTAAGTAAGCAATCAACGGAGATGGTTACCACTATGAAGAATGGTACAGGAGCAAGTTCTGGTGATGCTGGTATTGTGGGTAATTTTTTAAATAAAGCTAAAGATAAAGCATTAAAATTAACGGCCAAATTAGGTATAGCATTTCCTGAAACAATGATTCCAACAAAGATATCATTAAATAGTAAATTCAAAGAAGGTAGTGAACCAAATACAATGGTTACTTTGGCTGAAATAAAGAAAGATGCAGCTGGCACATTGGTAGGTAAATTTTTAGCAAAAAATGCAACTGGTACACCAAAACAAATTTTAAATGGAGTTATTGGTGGTGGTATTGCTTTTGCTAAAGATAAAGTTCGTGGTAAATTATTTGGAGGTAGAACTGAAGGA